AGATCGGTATCTCTTTCTGGATCGAGTTGATCTTTAAAAGAAATTAGGAATTCAATATATTCGTCTACTGTTGGTCCAATTGTCATTTCATCTAAGTTTCTTAATTGAATATTACCATCTGAAAGCTCAAATCTGCCATATTCGCCCATGTAAGCTTCCATGAATGTATCAATTAAATCACCTAAATCACTATAAATCTTTCTATACGCTTTATGACGTGCAAATGATTTTGTCTGCCAGTGCAAAATACGTAACTGTTGTTCTATTTCAATTAAACCAACTACTATAGTATCATTCATAACAAAACCTCCGAACCTAATAGTTCAAAGTAAATAGTTACAAAAGATAATAAAAAACCCTGCATAGGGTTTTATTCTATGCAGGGTTTCATTTTTTAGATTGAAATGTAGGGGATTTTACGTCGCTTCAAAAACCAGTCAGGTACTTTATCTTTTGGATACCTCATTTTTTCTTTTGTTGAGTAATAATCCCGATATGATTTTACTGGGTTGTTTGTCCTAAATTCATCTGGCATTGCTAGCTTTAGTGGAGTGGGAACTGAAGTGGGGAACTTGGAAAAGTTTACTTGCTTTTGCATTTCGTGCAAGATGCCCTTGCACTTATGCTGCTTTCCAAAACGCTCTTCATATTCCTGACATAAAGCCATCGCATGAATAAACAGATTGGTCCAATTATCTGAGCTTTCCGCAGCCCACAGAGTCGAGGGATGCTTTGCGTGGTTCAATTTATATGGACCTGTTTGATCATTCAAATGCATAGCAGATGAAAGTAGTTGAGTACTTTCGAGTAGCATTTTTACTGTACGCAAGTTGTCTTGAGTACGACCCGACTTGTACCAATCAATCTCACCAGTCAGCTCATTACCTTCAATCGCAAAGATATTCATATTTACTCCTCTTCAAAAGATGGTAGCATATCAATCATTTCAGTAAGTTGTTCAATATCAGTTTGGTCTTTTTGTAAACGATAGGCTTTTAGAGCCATTTTAATTTCATCTTTAGTTAACCATTTATTCTCAACATATGACTTACGTAACTCTGCTTTTTGTTCTCGATAAGGTTTCATCGCATCGTCAAGGGCAGCGATGGAATTTACGTAATCTACAATATGCTCTTGCTTGGTTTTGTCACTCATGTTCCTCCTAGATGACGGTAGCGATTATAGCACTCTCAGGGCAAACATACAAGAAGTCTTCTTCACTTTTTATTTCTTCAACCATGTTCTCAAGAACAAGGACTTTTTCTTTCGCTTTTAGTTTTAATGAGCAATCATCACTCCAATCTATAACTTCATAGAAGTAATGTTGGTTTGTTACAAGATCTTGAGGCATAAAGAACTTATTTGCGTCTTCTTTTTCCTCTTCTTTCACGGGCTTTATCCATACGTATTTGTTGTGTGGTTTTAGTTTCACTTTTCCCTCTCAAAATAGATGTAGTGTTTGTTAGGAAACGAATAGAAAAGATTCTCTACATTTGTAAAATGAATCAAATCGGGTCCGAAACTTCGTTTCTTTTGTGGATAGACAATAATATTTCTAAGTTTTTTTATTATCTTTATATTGTAAAAACCTTCCGGTGTTGTAAGTTGACCAGCGGAAAGTGATTTTACTTTAAAAAAAAATCTTTATCTTCTATCATTGTGCGTGTTTGAGATTTTAACACGTTGTTGAGTGAATTGCAAATATTTTCTGCTTCTTCTTTATTTTCTGTTATTAATATAGGATCTTGGCGGAATAATGGAACTTCGGTGATTATGAAAAAACTTTCTGGTTTTTGAGTTTTATCAAAATAGATGTAATATCTTCCCATAATCACTCTCCATATTATTGTTGCTCAAACCAGTTAACGCCAATTTCGCCAGACATTAGTCCTGTCGTGTGTACTGTAATCACAACAATTTCCCCTACATTAAATACCAATTCTTCTTCACCAATGTTAATTGTTTGTGAGTTGTTTGGGCCAATATTGAATGTAAGAAATGGGATTTTTCCAGTTACGTCCACTGTGTTTGTACCAACGGTTAATAATGCATAAGATACGGCGCTATTATTTGAATCTGTATATTTAAAATTAACGTTACCACCTATTTTAACATCTTTATAAAAAGAAACTGTTAATGTTTTTGACGCTGATTCATTTGATGCTGCAATTCTTAAAATATCAAATTCTGAAAAACAAGATACATCATTATATACTCTATTTACTTTTAATGCTATAATAGGAGCATCTGTTGTTGAGTTATAATTTGTAAATGAATTAGAAATAGCAAATCTTGGATCGAGCTTTTTCATCATACCTTCTGTAAATGCAGCCATACTAGCTGTTTTTGGTTTTACACTGGTAGTCGAACCAAAGTTTGCACTAACCAATCTTACAGCAGCTTGTGGATTTTTTAAAACGGGCGTTGTTCTGGCATTAGCATTTTGAACCATGTGGACAGGAATCATTCTGCCTGTCGCCGGATTTTCTATAGCAAAAAATGCATTACCAAATCCAAGATATTGGAAGCCTATTTGATAAACATTGCCTTTTTGTGGATTTATATTAAAGCCACTTAACCCTGCCCCATCACAATGATCAATATTCCAAGAAGATTGAGGAGTAATTACTGAATTAGCGGCAGCACCAGATAGAAGAGTAGAGAAGGTTCCAACAACTGAATTACCTGTCGCACTATACGAACCAGTATAAGGATTGGCTCTACCAGATACGAAATAAACAGAGCTACTAACAGCGTCAGCTCTCCACCCAGCTCCAACGTTCGTATAATCATATAACGCTAATTGATATGCTGTTGTAGCAGGGTCGTTACCACCAGTTATTGGAACAGCTACAGAATAACCATCTAAAGTTACAGTTACAATTCCAGTTCCACCACCAGTTGTTATAGTGAGTTTTCTTGTCTCTGCTTGTCCAGTTTGTTGATGTACAATACCAAAGCTTGTTCCAACATAACCAAAATAATAACCAGATTCTGTATTTCCTATACCTAATAACTGAGCGTTGAAATCAACGGGCGTATCAAACATAGCAGTTGCTCTCATCAGAGAACCCATGCCGGGTCTGTATTTTAAATTTCTTCTTAATTTTAGTACTGCTGACCCAGTTGGGTTTACGCCACTTTGAGCGATTCCTAAACCACCGCTTATAGCTACGGAGGCACTAGCAAATGTTCCGATGGTGAACATTCGATCATTAATACTGTAAATGAAATCAGCTTGTGCTGTTGGAGTCAGTTGAGCTACGGCAAGTTCGCCAAACGTGGTAAGTGGCTCGCCGTTTGCAGTGGTAATCCCAGCTTGATTGATATCAACTAAATTACGACGTTTAATGTTGAAACTCGACATTCTTATAACCTTCTAAATTGGTATAATAAATAGTCTAGTTTTAATGTTATTTAAAGAATTTATTTTTCTTCTTTTCTTTTAAAATTTACCAAACAAAGGAAGAATCCGCTTTGTTAACTTTGCAATATTTTTTAATAAACTCATTTTTTATCTTTCTTTTGTTTTATAGTTTTTAAAGTACTATCTATTTTTGTTTGAATAATGGTCTTAGCTTTTTGTAAGATAATGCCTGAGTTCTCCTTGGAATAAGGTCTGGGGGAATTCGGATAATAATATATATATTTTTAAGTGACAGTGCAATTTCCAGCTACACAAGCCAACTCTGATTGTAGATCTGTATCATCTTGTGCTTCAAAAACCTGAGACAAGTCTACGTTCTTTAGAGATTCAAACAATTTATCAAATGTTTCTTTGTCGCAGCTTTCAAAAGGCGCTTGTTTATAGCTATGATCTGAGAATGGTAACACACTTAATCCAGTATATGAATCACGATTTTCCCACATCCAATCGCCAACTTCTACCCATTCTTCTTCTTTTACAGATACTGTAGCAGAAACGTTGTGAGTGTTTTGTCCACGATTATGACCGGGTTTTACCCAACGAGAATGAATATCTTTTACACGCTCCAACATTTGAATTGCGCTTTCTGTACGCATTGTTGAACCTTCTGGGGCTTTCTGCGGAACTGAAATTACAGCAGTATCGTGAGGACGGAAAAACTCATCTTCGATTAGCTCTGGATGGTTTTGTAATAGATAGGAATAAATTGCTTCATTCTTACCCACACGAATACGACGGATATAATAATCGTCATGCCAAGCATGAACACCGCTACTAGTACCCAAGATCAAAGAGGTAGTACCACTGGGTTTTACTGTGGTTACGCGAGCAGCAGGATTAATGCCCAATAAAGCAGCAGCACGCTTGTTTTCTTCGACTGCAACTTTTGCAGCTTTTTTCATATCAAGCTTTTGTACTTTATTGGATGCAATACCTGTCATTCCGATCCCAAGAAGAGCCTCTTTTTCAGTTGTTCTACGCCATACATCGCGTAGATAATGAAAATCAGTATACGCTGCTTGAAGCGTGCCAACAAAGGCAGCGGCTTTAACTCTTGCTTCATAATCCTCCTGTGATTCTAGGTCACTTACATTGACCTCGCAAAGATTGCAGAACTGATTGCTACGTAGAGCAATTTCTGCACATGGATTTGTGCCCCACTCTTTATCATTAGTAAAGAAAATACCGGGTTCGCCAGCACCAGAAGCTTTAATACGTGCCCATAGATCCATGAAATAATCTTTTGTTACTCTGTGACGTAGAATAACTGCTGAGTTATTTGCACGACCACGTTGAGGATTGGTTTCCCACCAAGCCCCTGACTTACAAGCGATCATTTCATCATCATCTGCGCTAAAGAGACAAATAAGAGCAGAACGTCTAATTCCACCAGCCAATACGGCATCTGCAATATAGCATACGATATCATGTACTTCAATTGGTTCAAGTTTGTCACCATCTTCTTTTGCCTCTAAAATGCCTTCTAATTTAATTAGGCACTCTTTTAATGGTTGTGGACCGGGGGCTTTACCACCAGCAGTAACTAGTCGTGCGCCCTTTGGACGAATATCACGAAAGTCAAATACAACCTTTGATCCGCCCTCAAAATAAGAACGCATTAAAGCTTTTACAGCATCAGCCCAACCTTCAATACTATCACCAACTAGAAAGCGACGTGTACGCTTTGGATTTGGTTTGCGAATTTCAGGTAGTTTCTCGACATGATGCTTTTGTACTGAATATCCGACACCTGTGCCACCCAAAAGGAGAAACATTATTTCATTAAAAGCTCGGATATCATCAACAGCTAAGAATGAACAATTGAAAATACGAACTGGATTTACCTCAATTGGGCGACCACCAAACTGCATTGAACGCATTGAAGGCAATACTTTGCGATCAAATACAAACTTATATGCAGCACGAATTTCTTGTTCTAATTGTGGGAACTTAGCAATATGCATTTCCATATTGCGTCGCACTGTATCCTCATATGCTTCCCTACGAAACTCGTCTTTTAAGAAACGAGCATACTTCATATGATGTGTAATGTCGCTAAGTATTTTTTGTGATAAATCCATTTTTATTCCTCATCCTCATCGTCCATATCCATAGACTTTTTAAATTTCTTGTACTTGTCTTTCAAAGACTCTGCCTGACGCTTGGACGAATCTTCGCGAACAGAATCAACAGTTTCTGATGCTTTTGGTAATACTTCAATCTTAGCTCGCGAAAGATCAATATACATGGGGAAGATACCGCCGTCTGGACCGTTGCGGTTCTTAGCAATATACATACGAGCCGAATTTCCACCTCTTGCACTAGAGTTACGAGCCATTGAACAAATGAAATCCGCAACGAAACACTTACTAAATGCCGATGCGATACCGTCCATCGTAATAACCTCTGACTCTGAGGCACTACGATTTACTTGAGAGGCAGTCCAAATTGGGCATTGAAACTCTTGACTTAGACCACGCAGCTCTTCATAAATAGTCTCCATATCGATCCATTTCTGTCCTGAACCATTTTTTGTTACAAGAAGATCTCCATAGTCTACAATAATTACATCTACGTTATTTCCAGCGTTTTTTAGCTTCATCAAATGATTGCGAAGCGTAAGAACACTGGCTGTACGTGTCGGATACTCTTTAATAATAAGTTTACCTTTGACCAAATCTTTGATTGTGGTAAACACACGGTCTTTATTCGCATTAAGATTATTTAGCTCAATACCAGTAATACAACTATCATAACGTTTACCCACGCTAACATCTGAAAGTTCTAGTGTATAGTGAACCACTGTCTTGCCAGACAAGATGGCACTTGCTCCGATATGGACAAGACTAAACGACTTACCACCACCAGTACCAGCGATGATAACACCCATCTCGCCACGACCTAGACCACCACTGGTAATCTCGTCTATTTCCTTCCATCCGGTGGAGATTGCATTTCGGGAGTGATATTCGAATCGCTTTTCGAAGTCAACCTGATAATCATAACCGAAATTATTGTCGCTACCCAAACGAAGAGCAGAGTCAACAACATTTTTAATTTCATCATAGCTTGCCGATTTTTGCAATAATTTTGCAGATTTAATAATTGCTTCTTTGAGTTTCTGTTTCTTGCAGAAATCCAAAGCAGTGGTCTTAATAAAGTCTGCGTCCTCAATATCCTTGTCTGCTACAATACGTGAAAAGTATTCGCGAACAAGCTTTTGAGTAGACTCATTTTCATGTTCCAAAGACGAACGTACAATAGTGGACATTGTTTGTTCAGATGGGTGTGCTTGAAACTTATCTTTATAGTCAAAAACTTTTTGTGTAAACACCTGTAAATGTGACGTTTCTAAGAAATTAAGATCGATAACTTCGCGCATCTGGTCACAAAACAGACGATCGCGAAACATAAGATGAACCAACTTCTCTTGGAAGTTCTTACCGAATTTTGAAAAATCTACCTTTTCATTTTGCTGTGTTGTCATTATGGAAAACTCCTAAACTGTGAAAGTATGATACCACAACGAAGGCAAGCTGACAAGCGTTTTATGTAGCTGCGATCCTGTTCATGCTACTGAAGAGATCTGACCAATCTAATTCTCCTATTCCGTCTGTTAAAAGCATTTTTTTAACCTCATTTTTATTAAATTCTTGCGGATATTCTTTAATACATTCGCGTACAGTTTGTTTTACACTAGGTTGTGTAGAAGGTGCATATAACTGCATAAGCTTATAATTTTTTTGTACTATGTCTTTAGAGGAAAGGATACTTTCAAATAACTTGATACTACCTTGTTGTTCAGAACAAAAAGAAAAAATATCATCAAATGTAGCGGACTTTTCTTCTTTCAAGAAAGGAATCCTCTTTGCCAAAGTAGCAAGACCAGCACCTTTAACACCCTTAAGATTATCGCTATTGTCGCCGCAAATTGCTCTAGAAATTGCGAAATTGTTCGGATGTATGCCAAACTCATCAATGATTTTTTTCTTATTTATTATTTGATTTTGAACAGGTCTAAAGATAATTGTCTTGTCGTCGGCTAGCTGATAGAAATCTTTATCTGAAGAAATAAT